TGTGGTTGTGAAGGAGTGTCAGCCACGGGCTGTTCAGGAGGATTCACGGAATCAGGCTGAATTACTTTTTCTTCGATCATTTATTCAGGTGAAGTAAATTTTTCTAGTTCGGCAATTAAATCTGCCTTAGTGTGTCTTTTATCTAACTCAAGACCAATGGTACGGCCAAACGCTTCTAGTTCCTTTTTTGTCATAGATTCGAAATCATTAGCTTTTTCAACTTGTTTGATTTCTGGCTCTACAACTGTAGATGAAGGTGTTAGTTCTACCTCTTCCCATCTATAAGAACCATCAGGTTGCAAAACCCGATCTAAGGATTTAGACATGAAAATGTTTATACTTATCTACTATTGTAGCAAACTATTCGGGTTTGGCTTCATTTGCTGTTGGTAAAACTTCACCTTGTACCAAAATATCTCTAAATTCCTCTCTATCAATGACTTGTTGATCAAATAATGATGTCAAAGCTGTAATATCTTGTCCGATTAGTCTTTCGATGTCAAAGTCTCTGCTTATTTTTACTTCTGGTGGTTCGATTCCAACATATTCGGCTGATAGATTGAAGGCTTTTTGTAACTTTTGCTCTAATTCCATAGAAACCATTGCAAGCATAGAATTAGTATCCACACGATCTAGTCTGCGAGCATCTGCTGATTCTGCAACAAACTTCTGTTGTGATAATGTACTGATTCCGAGTGTTGCCATTTGCATCTGAAGCTCTTTTATTTCTGCTGATTGAGCGTCAAAAGCACTGGAAGCTGGCTCTACATAGTAAATTTTGTTGCCAGGTTGTGTAGCCATCGCATAATTTACAGATATAGCAAGATCTTTAGTCTGATCGTCATAACCCTCCATTACTAATAATGGTTGTGAGGCAACGTGCAAACTGTGGATTAGGTCAGCTTGTCTTTGGAAGTGAGCAAGATTTAAGTATGCAATGTCCAGTAGAGGTGGTTTGCTGACTAAATTATCTGTCTTGCCAGAATAAATTGTTACTAAGGGTATTTCACCTAAAGAAAAATTACCAGATTCTACTTGTCTATAATCCTTATCTGATGAACCAGCTTCAAAGTTACCAGTAACGCTGTTATCTGATACGTCATACATTTCTTCTATTTGTTCTTTCTTACGAAAAACTCTGTATCTCCCTGGTTCGATCACTCTTATCTGGTCAAATACTTTTTCGCCAAACTGTCCGTCAGGTAGTACAGCTTTTTCACCTATTCTCACTTGTATTAAGTTTCCGTAGTTTGATTCTCTATCTAGTCTCCAACCATAGAGATTCGTTGGGTCTACTTCGATCCAATAGGGTCTGCGGTTTTGTTGACGTTCCTCGGCAAGGCTAACTGCTCCTGATGGTGCAGGATAATCAACAAGTATGTGACTTTGGCCGTATGTGAGAGAACACATTAGTATTCTTCGTGCGTATTCGTCTAAATCTGATTTGCAGCCATCTACGTCTGCTTTGAACATTTCTGTCCAGTATGGATCGCCTGTTAATGTTATTGGTTTGCGAAGTACTAATCCTGCTGCTGCTCTTGTTAATCTTTGAGTAAATGGACTGAATACTGCTCTGTTTACTCTTGCGAGGTAGGCTTCGTAATCTTCTCTAGGTTCTAAGGGTAAGAATGCTTCGCTATTTGTTCGTAGATAGTCAGTGCCTTCAGTTACAGCTTTCATTATTTCCCAACCTTTCATCATGTCTAGGACAGCCCTCGTGCGAGTAAAAGGGCTGTCTATCCCACCTACAGAAGTAGATGAGACAATATTGGTTCTTATTGGTCCAGGAACAGCATAAGTCATTTCAGCACCTCCATCTTCTTAATGCTAACGCTTTTCTTGTTGGTCGACCTTTACTATCTTTCATTGGTCCTTTTACTCCTTTCATTCTGGCACAAAATGATTTTCGTCTAGCTGCTCTTTTTCCTGTTGGATTTTTTTCGGTTACTGGTGCTTTTAAATTACTACCTGTGGCACGGTTGTATTTTGCACGACCTTTTGCGGTAAGTCCTCCTTTTTTGGACTTTTCGCCTCTACCTATTGATAAACTGACTCCTTTTCTTGGCATTATTTACCTACCTTTGCTTGTGCCTTTTTATGGGCTTGGGTAAAAGTATCTCCTGCTCTCATTCGCCTCTTCATAAACTCCATGTGCTTCGCACTATGATGCTCAGAGTGTTTGCTTAACAAAGTTTTTTGGCGAGGAGTTAGTTTCACTTCTTTTTTCTTTTTTTCTTGGAACGTAGCTTCTTGAGATCAGCAGCAGTAATTTTATCTCTAGGAGGAGCAACAGCAGCTAGTTTCCGTTGCTTGCTTGAATAAGATCCTTTAGGCATTAGACAGTTGCAGCGATAGCACCAGAGGTTATAAAACTTACACTGATAGTTTCTATGTCACCTGTAGTAGCAGAAAAACTTGTTCCTGTAACAATGCCGTTAAATGAAACTTTTTTAGTGCCTGATGTGTCTAAAAACAATTCAAATTGTGCATCAGCTGGATCTTCAGCAGTTAAAACATCCTTTACCAAATTTTGTGTTTCGTTACTCCCTGCTGCTGTATAAAGAAGATCAATAGTACCAGATCCAGAAACCAAACTTCCTACAAAAGCTCTTGATGTTGCTCCGTGAGCAGTTACATCTAGTGTTTCCTTTGTTGTATCTAAAGTCCAACCAGTGGTAGACACAATTGCTTCAGTAGTTCCAGTTCCGTTTTTAAATTTTACGGAGCCTTCTTCTCCACGAAAAAATGCCATTATTCTAAGAAAAAAGAGTATTTATAAATAGTTTAACTTGTAGTTGACTTTTTTACAGTACCTTTACTGTTATTTCTCATATATTGTTCACATCGGGGATCCCAAAGTGCAGGATTTCGCTTTCCTTTGACTTTTTCGATGATGTCGAGCATCTCATCTGTAATTTCGGTCATTTTTTCTTCCTTTTGGTGGGTTTTTTGCGTCTATGTTGATATGTTATCTTCTTACTGCTAGTTTTTTCACGTTTGAACCGTGCTTTTTCACTAGCTGTCATTTCTGAGGCTGTCTTAGGTGTCTTACTTGAGACACGTTTACTGGGTCTACAAGCTGGATAGCCTCTTTTTTCGCCTTTTTGACGGCCACAAGGTTTTCCTGTCTTTACATCAACCCAATTTTCTTTGAACCAACGGGTTAGACCGCCACTACTTCTTGCCACGTTTCTTAGTTCCCGTGCGATAAGTGCCACCACGCTTTTTGTACTCTCGTACAAGCCATGCGTTAGCGTAAGCCGATGGGTAAACAGCAAATTTGCGTTTAGCCTCTGCTTTTACCCTAGAGTATAACGCTTTATTTACAGGAACATTCGCCACGCTTCTTACCTCCCTTCTTTTTCTTTTTCTTTTTCTTAGTTGTAGAATGGTACATAGTGGAAAAGAGAAACTCTTAGTATATTCTAAACGAAGTTTGGCCTAATGTCTCTGGTTTGGCAAGGTTGAATTGTTGGAGACATAAGTATCCGAAAGCGTCAAATGCGTGGTCAACCCCTAGATTCTTGTTAGGCATACCTGTATTTGGAGCATAAGTAAGAGTTCGGAGAGATTTTATTAATTCTTTACAGCGTGGATGAATTAGAGTTCGCCTTTCTCCTGCTGCATCAAACAATGCGGTGTTTACTGATGTAATTTTATCTCGTATTTTCCAGGGTGAGCGTGGAGAGGATACTGTAAATCCGCTTCTGCGCAGGATAGTGTGGTCCGTTGAACCTACTCCTGATGTTTTTCGAGCTGCACCTGTAGGGTCGGGGCAAGCAATTATGCGTCTTTCGACTCCATATCGGTCAGTTACTTCTTCTGCAAAATCCCAGGTTGTTGCACCACCCGTCATAATTATTTCGTCAAAGACATATAGGTATTCTCGATGACGGACTGCACAGATTCCGCAAAGTGGATCTACGTTAAAATCGACCCCTAGTAAAAGTGGAGCGATGGATATGTCCTCCGCTTCGGTAGAAATGTTGGAATCTGAAAAGGAGACTGCAACGAGACCCGTGAGATTCTC